TGCAAAGTCATGCTTCTGCGTGATTTTCATGACGGTCTGGTCAAGGCTGAACGTGCTGTACAGCGTGCCGCCGACATCGTAAGTGGCTTCGTTCGACGCCATAAACTCGAACGCCATTTCTTCGCCGAAGATAAGTTCGGAGAAGTCGCCAAAGAAAATGTCATAGTACGTAGTACCTGCCGTGCTGTTCGCGGTCGTGATCTGATTGCTGAGTTTGAACGGGAAGCCGTTCAGCGTGCCGCGATTCATTTCGTCGCGGTAGATGTACTGATTTGTCGTGGTTTTAAGGTTATAGAACTCGCCCCATGTCTTGCTGTTGAACACCCAGCCGCAACTTATCATCGGGATGTTGTCGGTCATGAGCTGGCTGATAATCGTACCGGGCAGGTCGGCGGTAATGGCGGCGGTACTCAAAGACACGTTCGCGGTTGCAGCGGACTTTTTGATACCCTTCGGGCTGAATTCAGTACCAAGTCCATACAGAGCGGTGTAATCCACTTTGAGGGCCATTTCCTGAATCATGTCATCGCGCACGAGCGCGTCCGCTTCGGGGGATGCATCGCGGATAAGGTCATTCGACACGGGCACAAGCGTAACCAGCTTTTTGCTGGACAGCTTGATGTTGCCGAACGTTTCCTGCGATTTTGTGGCGTTCTGATTTTCACCGACATAGTACGACGTGGCCCCGCCGGTAAGTTTCGGGATATTCATGTTGCCCTTGGGCATCGGGACGCGCCGCACCCCAAGCTGCATAACCGCGATTTTAGAGCGCAGGAGCGGAATAATGTCGCGGCTGTACTGCTCGGCAATCAGAAAGCCGCCCTCGCTGGGTGTCGTAGCGGACAGCGCCTTAAGCAGTGCTTTAACCTCGTTGTCGTTCGGATACATGCCCGTCGCGGAGTTGGCCTCTTTACCGGACGCATAAAACAGGGCCTTATCCGGGTCGTTTTTGGCAAGTGTCAGGCATTTGATGGCGCGCGTAAAGGTAAATCCGGGTTCTTTCTTTTCCTCGACTTTGGGCTTCTGATCGAAAATATCAGCATATTTGCGCTGCGTTTCTTCATACTGTTTCTGTTTGTCCTCCTGCTCCTTCTGCTTGGCAAGGACAGGGGCGATTTGTTCTTTTACGCTATCAGTGATAACGCCTTTCATTTCTTCGAGTGTCATCGTTAATTTCCTCCCTCAAAATAGGTCTTTATGGTTTCCGAAATGATTTTTTTGAGTTCGTCCGGCGTTATCTCCGGTTCGTCAGGCGGCACTGACGATTTCACAAACTCTATAGCATCAAGGTCGATCACGGCCTTGCTTGCGTCCTTAACTGCTGATTTTTCGCATAAAGAAAGCACTTGGGATTTAATTTCCGCAAGCGCCTCTTTTATTTCAATTAGTTCTGTGTTTCTATGTTCTTGGGAATACCGATCCAGTTCTTCATACGTCATATAGTGTGTTTTGGGTAGCTCCGTTTCGTCCTCCATCACGCCGGATGTGTCGATAAACTTTCTAAGTCGGTCGCCGCAGCCTTTCATGCTTTCGCAGATTTCGTCAAGCATGGCGCGATTTTTGGAAGAAAGCGTTGCGCCGGATTTTGTTTCTATGTTGTCAACATCAACTTCCACTGTTTTAACCTCCTCGGGCGCGCATTCTTTAAATTCAGGGGGTTCCTTGTCAAAGTCTGCGTAATGTTTGGCAAGGTGATTATAAACGCCTTTGCGTTCTGCGTCTGGTATCTGAACACCCCCACGCGCGCCCAATAGCGCGCCCATAGCGGCAGAAACGGCACGCCACACCGTTGTGTATCCATCTTGTTTGTGGTGTGGCAGCTTGTACGCCTGCTTTGCATCTGCGTTTTCAGCATCATACCAAGTGCACATCATTTTCAGATCGTCAACAGATGCAGCAGCGATTTCGGCGGGGCCGTCCCATGTCTCTGCTTCATCGGCTAACGGATATTTTTTATATGGGACAACGGATTTAGTGGTTATGTCGAAAATTTCTTTTGTCAAATCATCATGATTTCCCAGCCACGCTTGAGCGGATTCCATCTCCCACCCTTCTTCCTTGGGAAATATAATGGTATGTATTTTCATCGCGTCGCCGCCGTCTTTCAGTATGCCCACAACTGCATTTACTTTCGGTTTTTCTTTTTGGATTGGTATGGTTCTGAAACTGTCTTGCTCAAACTTCCAAGGGTCGCGCACCCTATATCTAAAACTTTCTCCGGTTTCCCGCCAGCCGGGTTCTTTTGATTCAATTTCGTGTAGTTCTTTTTCCATGGCATCAAGGTTGATTCCTTTTGCTTTCGCGCCCTGAATTAAGCCCGTGGCGTTTGCCGGGACGGGAACAATGCTCCATTCGAGGAGTTCCCATTTTTTATAATGTTTGCCCCATTTACTTTCAGGTATCGGCTCGGCTTCTATGCCGTTAAATCCCACGCTTGCGGCATTTAAAAAGCCGCCCTCGCAAAGCTTTTTACAGTCCTGCGCAAAGGCGGTTGGGGCAAACTGCACTTCCGATTCGATATATTCTGGATATATTGACTCCCTTAAAGACTTTCCTATCGGGGGGCTGGAATAATCGTGTGCAAACAAAACCACCGGATTGTTGCGATAATTTGTCAGGTCGCAACCCATCGGCTCCATGACATCTTCGTCTCTATCCGTTGATTTTGTGCTGATTTTAAATACTAAATTTCCGCTGCCGTTTGCTTTTATCTCCATTGGCAAAGATTTAAAAATTGTTGACACTATGCCACCTTCTTTACATATTAAGCGGCAGGACTTTAACGGTCGCCGAAGATCCTGCCGTTATGCCTGCGCTGAAAGATAAGCTTACGCCCAAATAATCAGGCAAGCCCGTAAAGAGTTGCGTCCGGCTTGATGTAAGCGCCCCCGTTGTCATTTGAGCCGAAGTATCTTTATCGTATATGGCGGTCATCGTGCCGCCGCTTGACATCGCTCCCGCAATTGCCGCCGTTGCTTTGGGGGAATCTACGATAGTTTCAAGCAAAACGGAGTTAAACCCAACCGCGCTCGTTTCGGCGGATGTATATGTGGTTGCGCCTGTCAATGTAGCCGTTATGGTGGCCGTAACAACCTTTAAGGCGCTTCCCTTTGGCATCACGACATGACCGGCACCTAGGGCAGCATCACCTTTCCATTGCCAAAAATCAGACATTTGTTTCTCCCCACCTTTCGTTGATAAGCCTTGTGGCGTTCGCGTTTACAACCTCAAAATGTTTCAGCAAAGCTTTTCGAAATTCCATCATGACTGCAAGCGCGTCGCACTGGCAGTTTTGCAACTTGAGCATATCGATTTTGTCTAAAAGCATATTTCCTCCTTAATTTTGGGCATAGAAAAAGCACTCAGGTTGTGAGTGCTTTTGATTATTTAATTTTTATTTCCGTCCAAACCAATGCTTGTCTTCCGTTGCGTGTAATTTTACATGACAGGTTTTGCAAAGTCCCTGCAAATTGTTCGGTTCATTATTGTGCTTATCTCTATCTTTATGATGCACCAATTCAAGTTGGTTTCCGCACGTTTCGCATTTATCGTTGTCATGAGTATTTTTATATACAACATCATGCACATATTGATTTGGATATTCTGGATGGTTAGCGGTATATCTCAAATATCGATCATTTGTGTTTGTATATCCATTAAATCTATTATTGTTTTCCCCGCATCTTTGTGATTTTGCACATAAGAATGAGCAATATTTTTGATGCTTAGAGTTTCTTTTATACTCTTTTCCACAAACAAGACACTTTGCAATCCTTGTATTGCCCTGGCCTCTTTGCTCTATGTTTTTGTTCCAAGACGCAGCGCACCCCCTTGAACAAAATCTCGTGTTCGTATTAGTTGGATGAAAAATTTCGCCACATTGGGGGCATTTAACGTCCGAATTTTTATATAGCTCCGGATGTTTTCCTGTCCATGCTTTTGAGTAACATTCTTTCGAACAATACTTTGCCGTGATTCCTCTTCTAATTGCTGATTTAAATTCTTTATTGCAATATTTGCAAGTTACAATTATGGGCATAACAAAAAACACCGCCTCTCGTGTTGGCCTTAGTTTTTATTATGGGAAGGGTACTAAGGCAAGTACCCTTGTCGCGTTGCAATCGCTATCCCATATAAATATTATACCATATTTTACAAAATTAATCAAGCTCTGGAAGGCTTACACACCTACAGTTGCATATCTCTTCCGGTGGGCCGGATGGATCTCCCGGATATAATAGACCATTGGAGAACACCTCTCCGATTTCTACAATTTCGCCATTTATTGCTGCATGGCTTTCTCTTTCTCTGCCATCAATTGAGGTAAGCCAAGATGTTTTTTTAACCCCAGCTGCTTTATATGTCTCCATGCTACCAGTAGATACCGTGTTATGCGTTTCCGTGCGAGCAATTTTAACCGCTCTGCTGGTTTTGGCTTCGCCCATAACGCCCAAAACGCGGTTTTTCAATTTCGGGATACTCTCTCCGTTGCCGATGCCCTCCGATAAGGTTGTGCGCAGCTTTTCTTTCGTCGTGTCGTTGATGCTTTTAACTGCCTCGGCTCCATTTTTGTCTACCCAGTCCAAAAATCGAGGATTCAGCACGTCAAAACTCACGCCAAATTGATACATTTCGTTTGTGGCTTCAAAGCCCTCTTTAAGCGAGGCCATCCAGAGGGGCTTCATGGTTGTAAACAGCTTCCCGTTTTCTTCTGTCCAGTCAAGCAATTCCTCTGGGTTGTCGGTTATGGCCTTTGCGCTTTTAGTCAGGGAGTTTATAACCCTGTCCTGCTGGCTTTGGAAATAACGCTTTAGATTGTCAACAAAATGCTGTTCGTTTTTCACCGCGGCCTTGTCAAAGATTTCCCACGATCTATTTTTTTGCTCAATAGAAAGCCCCTTTACCATTTTGGGTGGCACAGGGGCAGGAGGCGGTTCGGGTGCGGGCGTTGGTTCTGCCTGCGGCTCTATTTGGATAACCGGTTTCCCGTCTAACCGTCTGGCAATCATGTTGAGCGGAGTGTAAAGCACTTTACCTTTACCTTCCGGCAGAGGTTCCCAGCCGTTAGCCTGCCGCCATTCATCAACGAGCACACCGCCGTTTTTGAGGCCCTCAGAGGCTTTTTTAAGCTTGAATTCATCATCTTCCGGCACAACATTGTCGTGCTCCAAAAAAGAATCTTTGTCGAATTCCGGCACAAGTTGCATGTTTAGCGTATCGTCAATGAACTTTAGTTCTTTGCGAAGAACATTTTTTGTATACAGGTAATACGCCGCGTCAATTGTAGACCTGTTGGAATTTTCAAGTATTCCGAACAGCTCAGGAGGGATACTGAAATGCTGGTTTGCCGTATCCCGCAGATATTTACGGCTTTCAATGAAATCCATGTCTTTATTAGTTTCTTTTAGGAGCTGGAATTTAGCGTCCCAATTCAGCCATGCTACTTTATTGCTGTTGTTGTACCCGCCATGTTCCAACTGCCACAATTCTTTTTGTCTTTTAATGCCTGCTTCGTCTGCTCCCGGCATCATTCCAACCATAGTGGGTACGGCGTCATTGAAGAAAAACCGCTTTTGATACTTTGCCATGTATTCGTCGGTTTCGATTTCGTCACCTATGCCCTCGGCCCTGCCCCTGCCCCTTAGATACGGGTTTGTAACGTCGGGTTTTTTAAAGTAAACCATGTCAAACATGGGTACTAAAATGGGCTGGCATTGCATGTTTCCCTGCGGATATATAGTAAAATAATCTTTTGCTTTGCTCGGTATTTCATTCACCCAACCGGGCGGAACGGGCCACAATTCAGTAACCTTGCCAACTCCTGATCGCTCTTTAATCCAAAAGGCTTCGCCGCTCGGCAGTAACAAATAAACCTGTGTGATATAAAGTAAGGCATATTCTGTTAGGGTCAAATTCGGCGTGGGTTTTTTAAGCAACGCCTCTATTGGATTGTCTTTTAATTTGTCGGTCTTTTTGATATCCTTTTTGTTGTATATGCCATAAGCGGACGTCGC